GTCCTCCGTCCCTTACCATCCGCGCCGTGTTTTCCGCAATCATGCAGAGGACGCTTGAGACGTGGTATCGGAACATCCACTCCTGGTGGTCGACGGATGCTTTCGCTATTACATACTGGATAAACCGGGTTATGCTTTTTCCTCGGTATTCTTCTGCACAGATTCGGGTGAGGTCTCCCTTCTCTGTGCAAAGCTGAAAAAAACCCGGAACAAATCGTCGGTCATCAGATCCATAAGGTCGTTGGCGAGGGTGAGAATCGTCATGTTCTCGATTACCTCTTCCTCCGGCTCGTCCTTGATCAAGGACAGGATTCTGACGAAGTCGTTACGGTGGTTCTTCAGCAGAGCCGGGACGCTCTCCTGCAAGCGCTGGATTGCGAAGTCTCGCAGATCCGTACCTTCCGGGACTTTACGCCGCCGAAAAAGGTCGGCGGCGTTTTCGTCCCGGGCGATATTTGCGATGGGCGTCACCAGTTCCGCTGCCACATCGATGGCTCTCTCTCCTTTGATGTCAGACAGCTTCATGATGCCTCCTTACTCGTTCGTCCCGGCCTGGATATAGACCTCGAACGGGACCGTGTCCTGCGCGGCCATCGAGTAATGCCCGGTGAACACGAAGGCCAGCTGACCCTTCTCCTTGTCCTGGGTGCGGAGCTGGAAGCCGCCAGTCGACAGGGCGTGGAGGATGTGGATGGCGAAGAAGCCGCCTTTGGTGTTGCCGTTTTTGTCGGAATAGTCACCGACGAGCCAGATGTCACCGAAGTCGGCAGCAAGAAGGTCGTTGCGCGGGGTGACCTTCGTGGTATCGGGAGAGCCGATATCCGCAGCCGCCATGAGCTTCTTCGCGGAAGCCGTATCAACGGTGAGGAGAGTGCCGGAGAGGGTGACTTCCCAAGACTCCAGAACTTTCAGCTCCAGCATGTTCTTCGGGCAGTTATCGATGTCCTCGCCGTTGTCGCGATAGGTCGCGGCAGCGTTGAAGGTAAGACCGCCCGTGGTCGCGCCGAGGATCGCTTCGTTTGCAATAGTCGGCTCGGCGGGATTGAAACTCGTGAGGAGCATACCAGCGTTCAGCTGGAGCTTCTCAAAAGTATCAGTCGGAATTTTAGTGAATCGCATAGTTTTCCTCCTTATGTGGCGGTCAAAAACTCCGCCGAAGTGTTAAGGTATATCCTTCGCAGGAATGAGTCCTCTTGAACGGCCATCCGCTGTGCGAACGGAGTCCCGAGCTTGATCCATATAGCGCCGTCATCCGTTCTGATCAGACGGCCACCGAGTCCGATGTAGTCCGCGATTTCATCTGCCTTCTTGCTGATGTCTTCCCACGATGTGGACCGGCACCAGAGCGAAGCCGTGAGCGATACTTGGTCTCCGAAGTTGGATATGGACACCTCGTAAGTGATGTATCTGTCGCCAATCCCGAGTTCTTCCAGGACGCCTTCGTCGTATGCGCTCTGTTCGTCGAGCGCTGGCCACTCGAAGGATGACCAGAAGGCATGTATGGCCTGTGCTTTATCCATCGCCGTCAGCTCCTTCGTCCGTCGCAACGCCGCCTGTCAGCGTCCACTCTTCCGCTGAGAACAGCTTCAGATTCAGAGACGCCGATACCGGGGTCTTGTTGTCTTTGCCGTCCGAAGTGATGCGATACACCTGGTCGTTGGATATGCGCCGCAGCACATCGAACTTTCGGAGCGGCACATCCCTTGCGACAAGAATCGAATAGAGATTCTTCACGCCTTCCGCCGCCGCGACTCGCGCCGCCGTGGAGTTGTCAAAGCGGAAAATGGCGTCAAACGATGCGCCCTCTCTCCATTCCGTGACGAATGATCCGTACTCGTCCCGGGAGGTCGTTCTGTCGAGCATTACGCAAGACTCTTTATAATCGTCCAGTAGGCTCATCACAGTTTCCTCCACGGATTCAGACGGCTGGCAAATACGGCTTGCCATGTTGACGTGCTTGAAGCGCCGGAGGCGCTGTTGCCCCCGGCGCTTTTGCTGTAGCTGTACCCGCCGAAGCTCTCGGACTGATACGGCGACATGGCGGCGCTGTCCACGGTACCGTACTTATCCTGCCATTCCGCGATCTCAGCCGCGAGATTAATGACAGGCTTCGGTATCGCAAGCGCCCAGACAGATCCTTCAAAGGTTTCGTCGGTCAGTACATCGGCTGTATCGCCGTATTTGTGGACGCCATCGTTAAAGATGCTGCCCATCACACGGTAGTACTGGCCGTTGACGAGAAAAGGGGCGGTGATAACGCCGCCCGAAATCTCGTAAGTGCCGAAGTACCGCTCCCGCTCGAACCAGTTGCGGAGTTCCTGGCAAATTTCTGTCAGCATATTTACACCGCCCCTTTCTCATTTCAGATACTGTGACTTCGTAAAGCCGCCCCCGGAGACAGCCGTCCAACCGTCCGGGGCATCTGCTTTCTGGTCAACTGCGACCTTTTCGCCATAGGGAACAATGCCCAGCACCTTGCTGTCGGTGCTGGGCATTTCACGAATGCAGACGCCACCAGGCCAGTTGACGGTGTACGTTTTTCGTGCCGCCATATCAGGATGCGGTAATCGTGCCCTTCACGACGCCAGCGGCATACTCGATGAAGAACTGGATGCCGTCCATGACGAGGGACTCGATCTGAGCGCGTTCCTCGTTCTGGTAGCCGGACTTGATGCCGATATAGCCCAGCTCGTCAGCGGTCAGCTGGAAGGCGTTGGCAAGGTCGCCGTTCATCGTGAGGTAGTACATCACGAGGTTCTCCTTGGCAGTGGCGATGAACGTGCCAGCGGTGATGTTGCTGGTCATGATCACGGTGCCGAGGCCGAGGAAGTTCTCGATGTAGTTCATACCGAAGGCGGTCTGAACGGTGATGTTCGCCGCGCCCAGGTATGCGGACACATCGGCGGGATTGACGAAGTAGACCGCTTCGGCGGCGTCGTCCTCAAACTTGACCTGGAGCTTGCCCCACGCATTGGCAAGAGCGGCCTGGAGGCCAACGCCAGTCGCGGTGGTGCTGCCAGTAATCGTGCCGTTCAGCAGAGTGAAGAAGCTGGTGCGGATCGTTTTCTGGACATCGCGCAGAAGCGCGTTGTCGGTTTCGCGCACGGCGGCTTCATAGCCGGACTTTTTGATGGCCTCGGCGGAGACGGCCTTGCGGTACTTGTTCAGCGTGATCTCGCCGATGGCGGTCTTGGTGGTGGCGTACTGGGACAGGGGGATGATCTCACCCTCGGGAACAGCGCCGCTCTGCAGCGTCCCGCTGGTCGCGTAGACGTACATCGTAGTCCCTTCCATCATCGGGATCTTGCGGGTGACGCCCAGGACTTCAATGAGTTTCTGGAGGGAGTTATGGGTGAAACGGTTGACGAAATCGACCTCACGGGCTTTCGTCATCTGAGCCGCCTTGATAAGGTTGGTTTCGGCTTCAACATAGATGGGGGTAGGATCGGGCATAGTTTTTTCCTTTCCGGGTATCAAAACCCAAACAGTTCATGATTCTCGGCAATGGCCTTCTGCCGTTCTCCGTCATCTTTGATGGAGAAGATTTCCTCTTTCGACTTGTAGACCTTGCCGCCGCCAGCCGGAGGGTTGGCGGTATTTGCACCTTTGCTTCCTGTGGTCTGGATATACTCCGGCCACTCTTCTTTCAAGCTCTTAATGAGAGCTTTGCCGTCCTTTACATCGCCGTTTTCGTCCAGGTCGAACGAGGAAAGGTCGGAATACTTGACCGCCTTCGCGATCCCGGCCTCGGAGAGGCCAGCGTCTTTTGCGACCTTGGTAAGCGCCGCCTTCTTCGCGGCGGCTGTCTCCTTGTTCTGGATGTCGGCTTTGTAATCGTCAAACTCCTTTTTGAGCTTGTCGTAATCGCCGCTGTTCTTTGCGGCGTCCTTTGCCTCTTTAAGCTGCCGCTGTACTTCGGGCAGTTTCTCGGCATCGGCTTTGTACTGCGCGGCCTCATTCTTCAGACCGTCCACAGTTTCGGTGTGGGCTTCGATGATGCTGTTGATCTGGTCATCAGTCAGCCCCATCGACTTGAGATAGTTGCGGGTAAGTGCCATGACACTATCATTCCTTTCCTTCGGGGGCAGTTCTTCGCCCTTGATAGTTTGTATTTCAAAAGCCGCTGTTCCTCGCGGCATTTGACCATAAAAAAGCGCCCGGTAGCACCTACGTTAAGACCTCGCGAGGATCGCAAGGATTCGGTGCTACGGAGCGCAAATGAAAACAACTTGTCGGAAATCCCAACAAGTTGCTGTCCGTGTTGTTATTCTGTTTTCTATGCGTTCTCCAGTTCCTGCCGCAGTATCTCGCCATACTCCTGCGCATGGTTCAATGCGGCATCCCGGAGGAAGTGCGTGGGCTTTCTGCCCTGGGTCATGTGGGCATCAAGCCCCTTGGACTTAAGGATTGCCACGACTTGACGTGCCTTCTCCTCGGTGTATCGCTTGCCGTGCGCGGCGATGCTGCTGGCCGTCGCGCCTTTAACGTACACCCACCAGCCGTCGCCTTTCCCGGCGAATACGCCGGTCCCCAGCTCAACATAAGGAGCATAGAAAAGGTCAGAGCCGACGTATACTTCGTCGCCCTCAACCTTGTGGGTAATGCTCTGCTTCAACGTGCCTTCCGCGACCGGGACTTTGAGGATCGCGTAGCCCTCTGCCTTTAGCCCAATCTTTTCCAAAGCACGATTTAAGGCGGCATTGAAAGCCGCCTTAACATCACCACTATTGTCGATAAGCTCTGTGGACATATTACTCTAGCCCCTTCGGGAATGCTTTGTTAAAGCACTCGGTCAAGATGCGGACAACGTCCTGGCGTTCCTCTGGATCGATCACGTCATCCAGTTCGCCGTTGACCAGCTGCTGGTAGTAGAGATACAGCTCATGTGAAAGCCAGTCGGAAAGGCATTCATGCTCAACTTCCCACTTGATAGGGCAGAGGATGATGTTGAGCCGTTCGCCCTCCTTGAGAGTATCTTCGTCGAACTGATACAAAAAGCTCTCAGCTCCTAAAGCGCTCTTTGCTCCGACGCGCATCCACTTATCAAAGTCGTTCTGCGAATCCAGGCATTCAAAGATATATTTCAAACGGCTCACCGTCCTTTCCACACATCGCCTTCGGTGCGTTTATTTGAAACTACATTGACCTCCACGTCTGGGAACAGCTCTTTGAACTGCTCCATGACGCCTTTACAACTATCGCACATGCCACGTTCCGACAGCATCGTGATTGACTTAAATGCCGACTTCCCATATAGGTCAGCAAAGTACTCAAACAGCTTCGCCTCTGTATCGACAAATGTGTTCGTGCGTATACCGCCTTTTGCAAGGGGAACGTCGATATACTGGAAGCGTCGATTCTCTTTCAAGAGCACAAAAGTGGAACTGCCAGTATATCCTTCGGAAGATTCATCAAGTCTGCTGTGAGCAAAAAACATGCTCCCACGATTTCCGTCGAGATAAGCTCCAGCTATATTTCCGCTGTGGTTTAGCTTGCCCTCGAACTTCGTCCGCTTCTCAGTAAGGACGCGCTCGTCAAGGCGAAGGATCTCTCGCGGCGAGACGCTGCCGGAGTCCACCTTGTACTGGTTGACCGTCCTGTATTGCTGTTTCAGAACGTCCCATGCGTTGGTGTCATTATACTTCATTTCTTGGAATGAAGCAACGTCTTTCGGCACCAAATCGCCAAGAACTTCTCGGTATCTCTCAAATTGCTCGGCGTCTGATTTCGCGTTCGTGACCATCTTATACGATGCGGTTTCACGCCAATCCGAAAGCGGCGGCTTGCCGTCACGAATCCAGGCTTGCTCCTGCTCCGGCGTGAGCGCGTGTTCGTTTTTCCACTCCTCGTAGGTCATGTCACCGAGCTTCTCGTGATACCGCTGGCTCAGATCAGATGCGTCAAACTCGAATCCCTTGATGTTTGCGACGATAGAGCAACGACAGTTGTATACCTCCTCCGGGGGGCCTGCGGGGTCGCCAGGATAGCGGCACTCGTTCGGGAAGGTCTCGTCAAGCGGGACGTGTACGCCGTCCAGCTGTCGGTGGCTGTGCCTGGTTCTGTTATCCAGGACAGCGATCCACATCTTCTCCAGCTCGATGCCCATC